TCAGTTGGATTATATGATAATCCATCTACCGATACAAACAACGAATCGATAATATAACTTTTTACGATGTTATAATTAGTAGTTGCACCATCACCAATAAATTCATACGAGTCAATTGTAAATGAAGCACCGATTGGTCCTTGATTACCCTGTGCGCCAGTTGGTCCTTGATTACCTTGTGCACCGGTTTGACCTTGGTTACCTTCAGCACCTTGTGCCCCAGTAGGTCCCTGATTGCCTTGTGCCCCAGTGTCACCTTGTGGTCCGATTGGTCCTTGATTGCCCTGTGCTCCAATATCACCTTGTGGGCCGATTAGCCCTTGGTCACCTTGTGGTCCAATCGGTCCTTGGTTACCTTGAGCGCCAGTCAATCCTTGGTCACCTTGTACGCCTGTAGGCCCTTGATTTCCTTGTGGACCTGTTAATCCTTGATTTCCTTGGTCACCTTGTGCACCTATTGGCCCTTGATTTCCTTGAGGGCCAGTTGGTCCTTGGTTACCTTGAGGTCCATCAAACCCTTGATTGCCCTGTGCTCCAGTATCACCTTGCGGACCTATTGGACCTTGATTGCCCTGATTACCTTGTGCGCCAGTTGGCCCTTGATTGCCCTGTACACCTGTCTGACCTTGATTACCTTGTGGTCCAATATCTCCTTGAGGACCAATTGGCCCTTGATTTCCTTGAGGACCATCAATACCTTGGTCACCTTGCGGTCCTACCGGACCTTGATTACCTTGAGATCCTGTCGGACCTTGGTTGCCTTGTGCTCCAGTATCACCTTGCGGTCCTACTGGACCTTGGTTGCCTTGTGGCCCCTGGTTACCTTGAGCGCCACTTAATCCTTGGTTACCTTGTGGCCCTACTGGACCTTGATTACCTTGCTGTCCGATTGGTCCTTGATTACCTTGTGCTCCCGTAACACCTTGGTTACCTTGCGGTCCAGCTGGTCCTTGGTCACCTTGTACTCCAGATGGACCCTGATTGCCTTGTGGACCTTGACTACCTTGTGCTCCAGATGCTGCGGTTAATGCATAACTTGCTGTTGTTGCGAATGATGCTGACGTTGCGAAACTACTACTACCAATTACTGTTCCATAGATACTTCCAGTAAGTAAAATGTTACCAGATATTGGTGTATCAAGTATCAGTGATTCCTTAATTCCCTCGGTACCACTACCCGATTGTTTAAAAAATAGTCTGCCGTCTGCTACGTTGATAGCAAGTTCCCCTACATCAAGTGATGAAGTAGTTGGAACACTTCCAGTTGTCAGACTACGTTTTAATAAAATTTTATCTGGCATGTATCTATCTCACTAGAATCCGACTGATTCTCTAATACGAGTAACAAAATTGTCTACTACGGTCTTACATTCTGCTGCAGTTACTTGTGCTCCAGCTGCTTTACTTAATAATGTATTAACTGCTAAAATATTATTTGTATTTGACCCACTTGATAAGAAGCGTACACCACATCCTCCAAGTGTCACAGGTTCTGACCCACTAACAATTGTTCCAAATGTCGAGTTCCAATTTGGATGTCCTAATAACATAATTACAGTACAGTGGGATGGGTCACCGGCATTGTACGTTTGTCTGTAATATGCGTGAACGGTGAATCCACTTACATCACTTCCACTATAAATAGTTCCTGCTGCCAGTGTACCCCCACCATCTGCTCCAGAATTTCCACCAACTTGCCAACCAACTGGACCTGGAGTACTTCGTGACCCGATTACAGTTAAGGGATGGAATGTTGCACTTTGTGTAACACCAAATTGTACATATCCCAAACTTGTATAATAAAAATTACCATCAAGAATTGCCGATGAAGTTTGTGTATAATTACTTGCTGATGGATATACTGCCGCAGAGTACCCAGCCGAACTTGTATATATATTACCTGCTCGTATTGCCGGTGAGGTAATATTACCATTGTCGTACATATCAAATCCACCGTCTTGAATTTGAAATCCGTTACCGTCTAATCGATAGGTATAAAAACTTGGATTTCTAAAATCTGCCATATAATTGCGAAGATATGTTGCAATTATATCAAGTTGTTGATATGGTACTCCCCGTTGTTGTAAAACAAACGTACCACTATTTGACTGATTAATTAATTCAAATCCACCTTGACCACCATTATTTTGTAATATCAATGGCATTAATAGAATCCCCCATCAATATAACTTGCGGTTACAGCGTATGAAGAAGATATTGCATTATTTGCCCAACTACTGGTTCCAAATAATGACCCTGTAATTCCTTGTGTTACATTTAATGAACCAGTTATCTGTACTTCATTTCCTACAGCGAATATAAGATTACTTCTATTATTATCGTCAGTTCCATTACCTACAATAAAAGCGGAAGGTACTGATGATGTAGCGTTATATTGGCCCTGTACGTGTTGATGATTACCCAATGCTATTGTTTGATAACCCTCTGCATGTGAATATGAGCCTGATGCTATGGTTTCCTGACCTTCAGCGTGTGAGTAATCTCCTTTTGCTTGGGTATTATCTCCTTCGGCGTGGGAGTAGTTTCCTATTGCTTTAGTAATACTTCCTTCAGCATGGGAGTTGTCTCCGGTTGCTATATTCCCCTCTAATCCGTGAATAAGAGAGCCAGTAATAATCTGAGTTCCTACAAATACATTTGACCCTGTGGTGGCGAATACATTATAATTTAGTACCTGCGTGGATGATGATACTATACCAGACGGTTTATTTGATATTGAGTCCCATGTACTGGCCGCACCACTCACATAGGAGGCTGTTAATGCATACGACGCACTAGTTGCGGCTGATGCTGTACCGAATAATGAACCAGTAATAGTACCACCAACTACAGAAATACTTCCCGATGTAAATATAGAACCAGTAAATATTAATGTGTCAGCATTAGTAAGTAATGAACCACTAATAGTTTCTGTTCCAATAAATGTATTTGACCCAGTTGTTGCATACCCAAACGCAGCGATTTGAGCTGAACTTGATACCACACCAGTTGGTAATGATGCTAAACCAGATGGTCCTTGGTTACCTTGTGGGCCTTGATTACCTTGTGTACCGATACCAGATGGTCCTTGGCTGCCCTGCGGACCAGCAGCTCCGTTATTACCAGCTGGTCCTTGATTACCTTGCGGACCAGTGCTACCTGCAGGGCCTTGGTTACCTTGTGTACCCGTTGCTCCAGTCACACCTTGTGGACCAATTGGACCTTGTGCTCCTTGAGAACCAGACCCACCACTTGCGTTTAGTGCATAACTAGCTGTTAACGCATAACTTGCACTGGTAACAAAACTAAATCCACCTGATGGTGTGGGGATAATAAATCCACCACTTCCAGTTTCATATATACCAGCAAAGATAACATCAATACCATCTGCTACACTCGCGGTTCCGTATAATGACCCAGTAAATTCAGCTGCGATTACAGAACCAGTAACCAGTACTCCCTGCTTTGCAACAAGTGGGGTGTTAATGGTTACTCGACCATCAGTATAACTTCCAGACCCTTGAAATTCTATTGGTGCATATGCACTAGTAAGTGTACTTCCACTAGTGATAAAGATAACTGGATTATTAGTATTTGCTATTCGTGGAGTTGATGAAGATGCATTTGCCGCAATACCTATTACTCTGCCATCGTGTCGAGTATATGCTCCATAGTGATTTGTCGCAGCAAACCCAACATTTGCTCCAGAGGTAATACTAATTCCTCTTGGGCTAAGGAATGCAACTCCGGCAAATTCATCAACACCACCGCTAATTATTAAATCATGTGCAATAGGATTGAATCTTAAATGTGGTCCAGTATCTATTGATAATTTTGATTCACTGATAAATGGAATTTGGAATGCATGATTTTCCATTACAGTTTCAAAATATATTGAGCCGGTAATGCTTGATGCACTAATTGGACCTTGTACTAATACAGATCCTGTAAATTCGTGTGTATCTTCCGGTGAATCGCCAAACTTGGTAGACCCAGATTCATATATAATAGATGATGATACTAATAACTTCTCTGCACTAATAGTGCCTTCAACTGTTAAGTTATCAGTTATACCAACACTACCAGTTACTATTAATCCACTTTGTGATACGAGGAGTGACCCAGTAATAACCGCAGATCCACTAAATGGAAACCCACCACTACCGGCGTTTACTGCGTATGAAGCAGTTAATGCATATGATGAAGATATTGCTGTTAGTGCAATATCGGCAACATTAAAGAATGACGCCGTACGAATGATTGTTCTCGTACTTGGCGAAATATTCACATTGTAGTCTGGACCGTCTTGGATTTTAACAGTAATACTAGGAATGTCTACCGCTAGTATTTCATCATCTTGTTCCCGAACTACAACCCGTATATTTGGTATACCGGTATCGAAGTCGCTCATCTATTATCTCGTTACAGCGGGACGAACTACGAAATATCCTTCTAAGATACGACGAGAGATAGACCCACTGGTCATCTTCACATCGTACACATATTTACGTTGTGTAAATTCTAATGTTTGTGATGGAGTTAATTCCATAAATACGGTGCCAGAAACGAATGGAGCAATTTTCGTAATGGCCATTGTAGCGGTTACTTCATCGGTATTAAAATTTTCACGAACTTGACCATCGAAACTATAATTGGTGATATCTAAATATCCACCAGTATCTACGTTTTCTATGGTCGCTGCGATTTTGAAAGTTTCTCCCTGACCGATATTAAATTCAGTAATTTCTGCCATAGTTTTCCTCGAAAAAATACACCTTTCTATAAGTATCATAAATTATTGGTATATAACAAAAAACCCCACTTTTTGAGTGGGGTTTGTTGATACTATACGTTGATTCTTAGTAGTTAAGAATGCAGAAATCTGGTTGGATTGTAAGACTGATTACTGCGGGATCATCCTTTTCCCAACTTAATTCACCAAATTCAACTTTGGTAATTTGTGCGCCCTTAAGAATCCATTCTTCAACCTTATCGCCTACTGGACCAAGAACACTAATAATGATGTCCTTCTTGTAGAATTCTGCGTATCCGTCACGACCTGTGACTGATTCGTGGTGAAGACGTACCCATTCCATCACTGCTTGTGCGCCTGATGGAACGATTGGATCGTATAGATCGACAGTCATTTCATCCCATACAGTCTTACCCTTAACATAACGTTGGAGATTGATGTGGTCCAAACGCTTCTTTTCTTGGGTAATCTTTGGACGATCGGTTTTCTTAATTAAATAAGAAGGAATACCGTCGATTGACATAATATACCGATTTTGAGTCTTTGGTTCAAAAGCGGTGAAAAATAGTTCTTGTTCACTGACCAAATTTGCCATATGGCTCTCCAGATATAGATTGGTACTTTAAATAAATAGTGGTTATTGAAAAAACTGATTAGATGGTATCGAAGGTTGCACCAGTTGGGAGAATGTTGAAATCCAACTTGATGAATTCTGCGGTACGGGTTGGTTGGAGATAGATTGCTCCAGCCAAGATGTTGCGGTCAATAATATCTGGTGTATTATTGGTTTCGTCCATAACCACACGGAATGCGGTCAAACCAGAACGTTGTTGAATACCTGCGAGATATGGGTTCACAATGTTCAAGAAACGTGTACGAGTTGCTTCGGTGTTTTGTTCGAAGACCAAGTAACGTGCTGAACTTGCGATGTACTTCTTAACAGTGATAAGAAGACGGCGGACATTTACACGGTCAAGTGCTGATGAACGGCGTTGGAGTGTCTTTTGTCCCCAAACACAGATACCTTGTCCTGGGAATTGTGCGATTGGGTTGACCTTTGATTCGTACAATTCATCACGTTGTGCTTGTGTTAATCTGACCTTAACACCGACTGCGCCTGGAATACCACCACGGTTTAAGCCTGCTGGTGCGAACCATTCTGCTCCAACATTATCACTATATTGATATACTTCTGGAAGAACCACTGATGGTGGTGCCCAGATTAACTTGTTAGTCGTGGTATCTACTACACGAACCCAAGGATAGTAACTAGCTGCATAGTTGGTATCGAGTGCTTCTGCTTGAGCTGTTACTGAATCAATCGTTGCGCCTTGTGTATCAAGGTCAAGAATGTAGAAACAATCACCACGGGTTTCACAAAGGTCGATAGCTTCTGTTGCGATGTAACTGTGGAGAGAATTGATTACACCAGGTGTTACTAAGAGGTTGAAGTCAATTCTATCTGGGTTACTGAGTTGGTTTAATGCTCTCTTAAATTCAACTGAACCAGATGCGGTTGCATTTGAAAGGTCAAATCCTTGTGAGTTGGTTGCTGTGATACCTGCACCCATACGAACGATACGTGCTGGGTTGAATCCATCGAATCCACCTTGCATTGGTACGGTAAACTTACGATATGCTGCGTGAGTTCTATTGGTTAGTGAGACATCGGTACCATTTACTTCACCAGCGGTGACTGAACCACTGATGTTGAATTCTGTACCTACTACGTTACTTCCAACGATTGGTGCAAGATATGAAAGACTGGTAGTATCTTCTACGTTGTAACCATAGAAGTATCTCTTATCTACAGCGTTTGCGTTCCAACCAGCTACACTGCCACTTAACCAACGACTGGTTACATATGAACCACTAACTACTTCACCAGAAGTTGAACTGAATACTGAATTCAATGCTGCGAATCCGTATGGTACTGCATTTTCTGGAATGACATCATCACTCATTTCGATACGAATGTATCTTGAAAGATTTTGATAGTCACCTTCGTAGTAGTTTTCACCAGTACTTGAGTTGTAAGTTGGTGCACTGTTTCCGATAACTCTTGCAATATATTGTGGACTGTTTGGGTCAAGATTTAAGTTATCGAATTGTTCAAGAACGTTTAATGAAGTATCGGTATCATTGAAGTCACGAACCAAAAGTGAGAATGAACCATATTCACTATCTGGGTCGGTACTTGGTGAGATACCAGTGATTGAAATCTTAACTTGAGTATTTGCTGAAGTACCATCACTTAAACTGTGAACCTTGAAGAGATTATACTTAGTTCCTGCGATTGGTTGTGAACGAATCCAAGGAGTAGTTGGATTATCATATTGAGTAAGGAGACTCAAACTTGATGTTTCGATTGACATTGAAACACCACCACCAGCTTGTGTTAATGCATCTGGGAACACTGAGTAAACATATGCTGGGTAATTTGCACTTGCTACTGGGTTGGTTCCAAAGTACTTACTGACAAATGCTGGTGAACTTTCTAATCCACTTAATCCAGTTACAGCGACAGCACTTACTGAACTGCTAAGTACTAATCCAAAACTTGCTGTATTTTGTGGAGTAGTGACTGATGCTCCAGTCATACTACTTCCAGAATTTGCGTGGAGAATTGCGAATACCTTACGTCCGGCAGAACCTGTAGCGTAAAGTGTTGCGACGGTGGTACTGTATCCACCTAATCCCAACACACGAACGACAGTTGAACTGCCAGCTTCTTGTAAATAATTCTTAGCCGCAAATCCAACATATGAAGTATCGGTAGGTTCACCGAACGTTGTTACGAACCCATCAATACCTTGTACTGTAGTAGGAATAAATGCTGGCCCCTTTGCTGTTGGACCCACGAAAGCTGCTCCAATTTGAGCTATTCCTTCTGGGAGGAATGAGAGGTCACGTTCTTGCGTAAATACGCCTGGTGACACGATACGTTCTGCCATACGGTATTCTCCAAACTAAATTTGTTATTTCTCTGGTGTGAATTCGCCAGTTTCAAAGTTGATTTGACCAGCGCCATACTTTTCAGATAACCGATTGACTAGCGATTGTTCATCATCTAACAACTTTTTAAAAGTCAACGAGTGACCACTAACCTTCTTTTTTAATTCATCAATATCAGCCTGTAATAATTCAATTTGTAAGCTAAATTGACCGACTTCATTAACAATTGTAGACAACTTATTTCGTAAATCTGTAATTTCTTTAAAATCTTCAGTTCCAATAGACGACATGATAACCTCGTTGATACAATATAACTCGTATTATAAATATCTGTTTTTTTACCTAAACATCAATTATTCACTTTCTATTTCAGTAAAAGTGACCATTTTTTTAGTAGAATATCGTACCTTAGTGGTAGTTCCTCTGTTATTGTGTCGGTCCAGTGCATCTTGTGGTAAGAGGTATGCATACACCGTCATATCGAATTGAGTACGTACTATTCTGTCTTGTGTTGTTGGTAATTCAGTAAGCGGTTCAAATGATTTTACCGACGTACGGAACTTATAGTTATTTTGTTCACCCCAGTATTGGTCAGTTTCGAATGAAACGTTTTCTACTACCGCATTCATTTGTTCCATATATTCGGTCCAAATTAAACAACGATATGTGATTTCGTAATAATCGGGTACCGTGGTGACTAAATATTCACGACTTGGGGTAATACCGTTTTTGACCGCAAATTGGTCATATGGAGTTCGTCTGTTCCATCCCGTTTCAAATGTCCGTTCAAGATATTTGTTGACAGGTGAATTGATGCCTGACTTTTTCATACCAGAACGACGAATCATAATCATTGGAAGTTGAATTTTTCCAATTGAATCACGCATGACACCATCTCGTTGCGCCGACTTCCATCGTTCAGGATCACCATAAATAACAGGCACCTTTACCTCTACACCGTTCTGTGTGACAATAGGTTTAATACGCTCATTCATATATTGTAGAATTGCATTATCTATTGTGTACAACGTTACAGCAATAGGTTTACTTGAACCAAATTGTGTATCGTTTGCTCTGTTGTCTACCGCTGTAGATTGTTGTACATCTCGAACAACATTTATAGGTTCTTTATATTCTGGGTCAAAGGTCATACTTGTGCCTCTTCAATATCAATACTTGTACGACGAGTTAAATGTGCCATACAAATGATTGCGGTATTAAACCCTGGCTTACCTGCGATAAGTTGTGTTTCAGTGATATTGTGAATTTCATAGAAATGATTATTATATCCAACAACATCACCAATTTCTGGGTAGGTATTAACCTCTTGTAACATACGACGAGCAAATCTGAATTCAGTTTGTTGCTCTTGATTTGACCCGAATCCTTCTTCTCTTACTGCAGTGTTTTTATCGTATTTGACAATTGCGTTTACTTTAACTGGAGTGTATCTTGGTTTTGCTACACTTTCTCCATAAATGTTAACCTTTGCAGATTCGACCACAATTTTATATAACACAACGGCAACATCCATTGTTTCATCAATCAATTCCCGAGTGATGTGTTGTATAAATTCGTAATCTCGTTGAGTAACAAAGCGTGCCATTAATTAACCTATGTAAATAAGTGTTGGTATCTTTGCAAATGTTTCTTGCATCATTTTTGCATTTTCTGCTTGCTTTTTCATTTGTGCTTGCATACCAGTTTCTTCAAGTGTTTCTCGAAGTTCTTTAACCAATGTTTCTTTTTCCGCAACAGCTTCACGACGAAGAATTTCACCGTCTAAACGAATTTGTCCATCTGGATATGGAATGTTTTCAAACTTGGAACGAATTATACCAAGAAGTTCTTTTGCCAATGCCAGTGTATATCGGAATATCCACGTACGAGACATATCATTTGTCTTTGTATAATTGATATGTTCATATGGGACATTAGATAAATCACTAGCTACATTTGACCCAGATTGGAATATATTTGCTTGCTTATCTTTTGTCACATTATAGTCAAAATAAATAACAGAATCTCTCTTGAATACAGGTGAGAACTTAATAATGTTGTTTGATACTTCAAATCCATATTGACTCTTACGAATCATATCATTAATTTCAATTGCTTGAATACGGAGTAAATCTTCGTAGGCTGGCATCATTACGAAGGTAACTGGTGGTGAATATCCATCAAATCCAAATTCTGCCATCAAGTTAGTCAACCCAAGACCAGTTGTTGCGAACGGGTCATAGTAACGAGCGACTGCTGGTGGCATATAATGGTAGATACGACGAATTTCAATTGCTGACCCACTTTCATAAGGGTCTGCCCACAACTTCTTCAAATCATAACTTTGTGTTCCAATTGAAGCAGAGATATATCCTCGCTTAATTTCCACGTTACCACCGGATTGGGCTTCTACCCCATAATCATTTGCGAGTTTAATTAATTGAGGTAATGCAGTTCCTATGATGTTTCGTTGTGTAGCAGATGTTGCTGTACTCACACCTTGTAACGACATCATATATTCACGTGCATTAAATTGATTGACTTGATTACCGTAGGTGGTAATAGCTTCTTCAAAACATGCATAAATTTGTTTATCAGTTAATTCTACTTCAACAACTGGATACCCCAACTTACGTGCCACGAATTCAGCTGCCCGTGGAGCATCTGATACGAATTCAGAATCGTTATCGAAAAACCCAAATGGTGTCATACCAAATGGATTTCGTGGGTTGCCATCGTAAAAAATTGGTTCTTGTGTTTCCATAATAATCTCTAATTAGGGACTTACAATAAATAGTTTTATTAAATCATTAACTCTTATTTTAAGGCAAATAAAAAGGGTGACCTTTCGGCCACCCAATTTATTCCCTCCGTTAGCTTACTAGATTAGAGTAAGTTTAATCCGTCGATAAGAACCTTACCGAAGAATTCTGGACGTACTACCTTCTTAGCGTAACGGGTCATCACGCCACGGCGTGGTGTGAAGTTATTTGGGTCATACACGAGCGGAGTCATGATGAGTGGGATGTATGGTGCGTATACTGCACCAGTTTCGAGGAAATTACTTCCACGGAAGCCCATTAACAACACGTTTTCCTTCATGTATGGGTTCTTGTAGATAGTGTAACGGTTTTGGAATGAACCAACCTTGGTTACGCCACCTGCAAATTCCATCTTGTCACCATCGGTGTTTGCCATGAAGCCTGGGATGGTTTCAAGGATTGTTGCGACGGTTGGTGAACATACTGCGAAGTTTGCACCACCACGCATGGTGAGTTGATGAATCTTGTTACTTACCTTTTGCATCTTTTGACCAAGTGTTTGGAACCAGGTCATGTTGGTCCATGCTGTACCAGTGTATGATGATGCTGCGAATGCGCCGGTTACTGAGTTGTATACAGTACCGATTTGGGTTGACCAGTATTCGGTGGTAAGACTTGGTACTGCTGCGATTAACATATCAAGGATTTCGAGGTCGATTTCGGTTGAGATGTAATCACTTAACATTGCTGTTAATTCAGCTTCTGCATCAACACTGTGGTAAGCGTTCAAGTCTTGTGCAAGTTCTGGTGACCAGACTGCCTTTAACTTACGTGTCTTAGCAACGATTGTTTCTGACTTAAGTTCTAAGTCGATTTGTGGGATTGCTAAGTCAGTTGAACCATCACGATCTTCAAAGTCACCACGGGTGGTGTCGGTTGGTTGCTTGACATAGGTTACCTTATCAACAGTCTTGGTGCCGGTTGCTGTGGTGTTGATGATGAAGGTGATGTTGGTGCCATCGTACTTGGTGAATTCTGGGAGAACGAGTGCTGCCATGTCTGCGCCTGAACCACTTGGTACGAAGGTACGTACTGCTAGGAAGTCTGCAGCTGAAGCACTTGCTGCTGGTACTACGTACTTACTGAGACTTGAGGTGTTGTAAAGAGTGTTGAAGTTGACATCTGACCAACTTACTGATTGTGAAACTACTGGAACGATGTTTACTGATGCATCGTTGATTGAGTAGCCGAATGCGCCTGCGCCGTATAAGCCGCCTACGTCTTGGTTACCGAATGAACTGTAGTTGTTTGAAAGTGCGGTACCGTAGAGTGATTGACCAGCGGTCTTTCCGTTTACAGTGTTGCCGTACTTGAAGTCCATGAAGAACACAAGTCCTGAAGGAAGGTTCATTGGTTGGACTGATACGAAGTTCTTACTTGCGATACTTCCGAAGACCTTACGGACTAATGGAAGTGCTACACCTGACCATTGTTCACCTGCGGTGCCTGCTTGGTTGGTGAATGAGTTTTCTGAGAGAAGTTGTGAAGCTTGGTTTTCAAGCATTACTGCCATACCTTGCTTTTCTGTTCCCTTCAAGCCTTCAAGAAGACCTGATTTTTCCCACTTACCTGCTAATTGGCGGGATTGTTCAACGATTACCTTGTGTGCTGATCCGGCTTCGTTGATAAGTGAATTTACGTCTGACATGCTTATCTCCTAGTGAGTTATGAAATGATTCCTGCGAGTTGTTGTAGACGCTTAGCAACAGAGTTTTCTGCGATAACTTCTGGTGCGTCAGTCTTTGGAGCGGTACTTGGGGTTGCCTTACTTGCAAACCCTTCGGTGACCACCTTACTTGGTGCTTTTGGTGCCTTTACTGCTTTTGCTGCGGAAGTTAATGTTTCCACCAAAACTGCGTATACCATCTTGACTTCACGAACGGTTGATGCA